AGAAGAACCTCGTCGGTCTGGCATAGAAGCCCATAGACTCAATCCAAGTCTTCTGATCTCCGATATCGCTTGTATAGGGAGCCTGATTCGGTCCCTTATCGTTTTTCAGTATAGCATCCGCGATGGCGCGATTTCTCTTCGCCAATGTTGCGTTTGTCGCATTTACTTCTATGCTCTGTGAGAATCTCAACACAGACTCAGCAGCATTAGCCAATCCATTGGTTGAGAAGAAATTGTCCCTTAAATCAGCCATTGTTTCCCTCTAAGCCAAGATTCTTAATCTTCTTGTAGGAGTCCTTCCATACTTTCGTCGGTCTTGCCCCAACGAACTGGTAGGTTGGGAGGTATATGACCTTCGTCCAGTGTTCCGTTGGTATTCTCAAAGCCCTTCCACGCATATTTGCATATTTGTAACGCCGAATACAGACTCTTCCATATTTATTCGCTCCAACCATGAGCCGTTTGATGTTCAGCCCAATTATCGTAGATTCCGCATCTTTGGTGTCGCCCATGAGTTTGGTCATCAGGCTGACGAGCAGAAGCCTCCTGTACTTCGGGTTTAGGTAATGGAGGTTGATACCAAGGAACGAGTCAGTTGCATGGGAGTTGTCGAGCATCCTCATCACCAACGGATACTTGTCCCAATAGTCAAGATCTTCTGCTGACTCGGGTTCATATTTAAATGTGTACAATGCTCCTGCCCTGCGCTTCGTGCCAGTATAATCAACAAGGCTATTGATCATTATCTGTTGCTTTGTCTTGGCATTGGTGCTTGAGGAGAAGGTTAACTGCTCGTATGCTCTTATGGCATATTGTTCATACCAAAGCATGGATTCCAAGGAATCATCGTCCGATGGTGTCTCAAGATCCTCGTTCTTCATGGCAGACATTCGTTCGAATATCTGCTTTAGGTCTCGGACCATCATCTGGTCTTCTTTTTCGTTGGACATCAGTTCTTTATTCCAAGTTCGTTTTCCGTCAATACAATGAATTTCCACCCTCGTTCGTCTGCATATTTCTTGGCTGCTTCCCACTTATTTTGATTCTTCACATATTCCATCGACTCGTAGAGGTAACTCTTGGTCTGCCTCTTTGGTTTCTTTGGGGGCTTGGTCTTCTTGGCTGGCTTGATCTCCACCAGATAGGTTTGAAGACGATCTTCCTTCTCCCGAACCACAATTCTGAAGTCTATAAAATACCTATGTTTCTTACCATCGACATCGTACAGATAGTTCACAACCGTGCTTTCACTCGACCACTCCACGATAGAATCCTTCAAATCGCAGTAGTCCATGAACTTCCGTTCCCACGAACTCCTATAAATAACCTTTGTGGGATCACCCTTATACTTCTTGGGTTTCTTCGGCTTGAACAGACCTTGTAGGAACTTTTTCTCGGTAGACATATATGGCTCAAGTAAATATACCATTATCGCTGACCTCGGTCGCAAAAAAACCAAGTTCTGAATATAACGAAGACCGGATCACACTTCCTGGTCAAGAGTTTCTTGATGCTAACCCGGCATCTCTTGGCACGGACTGGAATTCTCCTTTCAATTCCAGCAATACCCTTGCGGACTATGTGCGAAATACTCCTAAAGGCAACTTGACTGGAGTATATGACCTTGCGGCAAATGACAAGAATGAGTTTATGGGTATTTCGAGTTTTCTATACTATCCAAGCGATCTTGCAAGAAACCGAAGATATCACCATTTCATTGTCTTTAATATCTATCAGGGATCATCGGATCAGATCCGAATGACGCATAGAAATACTGCATTAGTAGAAAGTGTAACCAGTACACGCGGGGGAGTTCAATTTGGTGGTAGTGTGTATGGGAATGGGAGCGATGCGGCAGATAACATAACTATGACGAATATTGGTATGAATGCCGACCAAATAGCAGATTACTTCAAAGCCAAGCGAGACGGATTTCCGACTGGACCAATATCAAATGCGAAGTACAACACATGGGATAGAGCCCTGCAAGGTGAGTTGTCCAATCTTTTAACACAGGCGACCGAAGGTAGGACAGTTCCAGTTGCTGTTGTGCAAGGCTCATGGGCGATGTTGGCAGGATCGTACAACTCAATTAAATCGGATGTTTCCGATTTCATCACAACCGTTCTACAGAGCGAGACCATGGATATGTTGTCCAATGAAAAGGACACAAATGAGCGTGGAATAAACGGTCAGACAATTCAACGACCAATATCAGAGCGTAGCATACTTGTTGCCAATCGGAGGTTTACCATAGCCAAGAACAAGTCGAAGGACACAATAAGCCTTTATATGCCTCAGAAAATCGCAATCAATGATCAGTTGGTATATCAGGAAGAGGAAATGGGAATGGCAAAGACTCTTCTTGCAGCAGTGGTGGGAAAGCGAGGGGCTGGCTCCGCATTGGTTGAGAAGGCAGGAACCAACTTCGTGGCAGGAATCATAAACAAGGCTACAAACATTGCAGGTGTTGAGGATTTCAACTTACAGGCAGTAAGGAATGCCGCGACGAGAAGTGTATCGAATCCAAGAAGGGAAGTCATGTTCCGTGATGTCGGAATTCGTTCCCACACATTCTCATTTGAGTTCTCTCCAAGAAATTCTGACGAAGCAAGCACTGTGCTGGACATCATCCGTATGTTCCGTTTTCATGCATATCCAGGTCTTCGTGGTGGTGGTGGTCACTTCTTCACCTTTCCCGCAGAATTCGAAGCCTCTTTCATGGCGATAGACGATGCAGGTGTAGTAACTGTAAATAACAATCTTCCTCGTCTTCCAAGACTTGCATTGACAACGGTGTCTGTCGATTATTCCGGCGGAGGAGACTTCAAGACATTTAGGGATGCTATTCCAGCCTTCATAAAGGTTGACCTTGGATTCCAAGAAATGGAACAACTTACCAGCGAACATGTAATTCACGGATACTGATCAATGTACGACAAAATACCAAAGGTAAGATACATCTCCCCAAGCGGGTATCAGGATATGGCGGATATCACTGTATCGTTCAATGTAAAACAAAAAGTCATTGAAGAGGGTGCATTCCCCGTGCAGGTTGTTGTGTCTGAGATGGATAGACCCGATGTCTTTTCCGATAGAGCATATGGCGATTCAACTATGCATTGGGTAACTATGCGGATCAATGACAAGTTGAACCCGTTTTATGATTGGGTTCTCAGCCCACAGGCATTCGACAACTATGTCGATGAGAAATATCCAGGCTACACGCTCTTCTTGACGGATGTGAGTGGTCTATGTGCATTTGAAGGATCTTTTCGTGTAAATGACATCGTGTTTGCCACAGCAGTCACGAATGCTGACTTGCAGCCCGACATTCAGTCTTCGCTGAAGAATGCTCGCGTGGTTTCCTATGATCCTGTGTACTGCCGCCTTGTGATGGAGTTCACACAGAAGACGGCATGGATTCCTGCCGAAGGCGAATATGTCGCGGGGGCAAACACCAACAAACTCGGAGAGATCACATACTATGTTGCAAAGATAGGAAAAGTTCTCGAAAGTCCTTATGCAGTCCATCATTTTGAAAATTCAGACAATGAACTGCTTGATCCGATGATACCAGAGTCGCTCCATGATATGTTTATCTCGGAAGAGGATCTTGGTTATACATTCGGAGATACTCCTCTCGGTAAATATATCCTACAGGATTTCGGAGACTACACCATAACCAACCGCGAATATGAGAGCGACATCAATGATGCGAATCGCACCATCAATGTGGTTGAGAAGAAATATCTTGTGAACATCGGTCGCGATGTAGCAACGGCACTAAACAATGTCTAGTGTTCCATCTGTTCCATCTTTTGACACATACACCGACAACTCATACGAGATATCTCGTATTGAAATACAGACCCATTCGGGAGGGAACCTCTTTGATCTTTCCCGCCTATTCCTTGATGTTACCATATACGAAAGTGTATTTAATGATAAGGTTATTGGTGAGATATTGCTCAAAGATGTTGTAAACCTAGCCGAGACTTTTCCCATAGTTGGAGATGAGACGATATATCTCGAATACAAGACAAAGACTATGAATGATACCCGTGGAAATATCACAATAGTAGGAAAGGTTCTTGCCCCGCTTGGGAAGTCTCGTGCAGAACTGGATAAGGTCGAGATCTATAAGTTACAGTTTATCACCACTACTCAGTTCTATGACAGGTCGAAGAGGGTTCGTGGTGCATATCGGGGGAACATAAACGAGATAGTCAATAAAATATTTCGCGAACAGTTTGGTGAAGAGGCAGCAAAGAAGCAACTCTTCTTCAATCAGGATACAAACCACACATACAAGTTCTTGTTTCCATATTGGACTCCGCTCTTTTGCATAAAGTGGTTGTCTAAACGGACTATATCGTCCAAGCCTTCTTGTTTCATCTTCTATGAGGATGTTGATGGATTCCACTTCAAGGACATGGTCAGGGCATCGCAGCAACCAGCGGTGTGGGAATACAATGTCGAGCCGAACAATCCATTGAACTTCGGTGATATCAATGCATTTATGTCGAAGGTACAGGAATATTCAATTACCTCATACTTCGACCGCATGGACGAGTACATGGACGGTATGTATTCGGGACTTCTTCTTACTCACGACATAACCACGAAGAAGTTGGAACTGACTGAGTTCGACTATCAGGATCAGTTTTCAAAATACAAGCACATGAACAAGCATCCGATGATTGCATTCGGATCCATCATCAGCGACTATTATACGACAAGGAACATCGGGTTCTACAATGTGGTTCCTAAGCAGAAACTACGGATAATGGACTCACAGGTAAAGATTGCAGACAACGAGTTGACAGAGAAGTATTTCCTAGATCGCAACAGCCTTGAGAAGCAGTTCAGTACATTTAGACTTACCATAGTAGTTCCTGGAAACTCTTCTCTTAGATTGCTTGATACCATACAATTCAATATCCACAAGAGCGGATATATGGATGAAAAAAATCTGAACGAAGAATGGCGAGATACTTTATTGAGTGGAAAGTACATTATAGTTGCTCTGAAGAGCGTACTAAATAGGTCTGATGGTTCGTATCGGACGACCATAGAACTAGCCAAGGATTCGCTGACACAGGCGATCCCTGGCGAAAGTAATATTGAAATACCATTGAGGAATACATCATGAACGAAGAGCCACGCACCGTAATCACACCCCACGACACCAATGAGAAACTCAGCAAGTTGCCATACACCAAGGAAGAACTTCTTGAGTGGGAGCGATGGGGAAATGAGAACTTCGGATATCCCGAAAGGAAACGATGATAGATGCAGGAGTTCATGGGTCAATCCGGATTCGTCTGGTGGTTTGGTGTCGTTGAAGACATCAATGACCCACTGAAACTCGGGAGGGTTCGTGTCCGCGTCATTGGATACCACACGGACGACAAGAAGATCATCGGTTCGGCAGATCTTCCGTGGGCGCATCCACTACAGGACTTAACCAGCGCATCGATCAGTGGGGTCGGACGATCTCCTACGGGTCTTGTGCCTGGTTCTCATGTCTTCGGATTCTTCCGTGATGGGCATAATGCACAGCAGCCTGTGGTGATGTTCAGTGTCGGTGGAATTCCTATGGAACTTGGAGACAAGACCAAGGGATTCAACGATCCCTATGGCGTGTACCCTATTGAGAAGGATATTCCTGACACGAATCGCCTTGCGACAGGCGACGAGACAGACAAGACCATAGTCAAGAGCAAGAAGGACGACCGAAAGAAGGATGTTCTTGTCGCGCTTGATGCCTTCGACAAGGAGAAATGGGATGAGCCAGAGACTCCCTACAAGACAGAGTACCCCAACAACAAGGTCTTTGCAACCAAGTCGGGAATGGTCGAGGAGTGGGACGATACACCAGAGAAAGAAAGACATCACACTTATCACCCATCAGGAACCTTCGAGGAAGTTGCTAATGGTTGGGAAAAGGATCCTGCTGGAACCCGCGTACAGAAGGTCAAGGGAAACAACTACGAGATAGTCGCTGGAGATGATTTCATTCACATCAGCGGAGATGCGAAGGTAACCGTTGATGGTTCCGTGAAGATATACTCAAAGGGAAACATCAACCTACAGGTGGACAATAATGTCAACCTCTATGTTAAAGGAAACATCAAGGGAACTGTTGAGGGTGACATGAGCCTCAATGTTTCGGGTGACTATAGGGAAACCATCGGCGGCAACAAGTACACCTCTGTTGGTGGAAATGCGATCCTTGAATCACAGGCAAGAATCGTGTCGAAGTCGCTGCTCGATACCGTGATCAAGACTGAATCCAGTTCTGAGGTATTTCTTGATGGAACTGCATTGGGAATGAAGTTGAACTCTCTGACTCGCCCCAAGTCAACGGATCCATCCATTCCGCCGGAAACCCTAATATGAGCAATCTGCAATGGAGGGGTGTCTACGATCTTGAAGTTGTCTACCTACCAGGAGATGTGGTTCTTTATCCCGATGATGGATTTACTTATGTCTCTGTGAAGAAGAGTCGAGGGGTTCCTCCATATCTTGACGGATCGGGATTTGAATTACTATCTTCATATGCAAGCATCGAGCCAATTGATGGAGGAGAGTTCTAATGCCAATGATTGGGCTAGCATACAGAGATTTTGCGGGAGGAAGAGTCCTCACCGGTTCTCCTACAGTAAGTGCCAATGATCTACCCGTGGCTATAGTAGGAAGCCGTGTACAATCTCACCGGATATTTCACAATAATGTTACGATGGCTGTGGGATTTCCTGCGGTTACGGTTGAAGACATCGATGTATGCATTATGGGTAGTATTGCTTCCTGTGGACATGCTTTGATTTCAACTGGTACTAATGTGGAGGTAGGCTGATGGCTGTGTATACAAACTGGCAACAGAATCAACCAGGATATCCAAACATCTTCGATGCTGCAAATTGCAGCCTCATATCGCAGTTGCTTCCCGCAGGACCAAAGAAGTTCCTCGCAGACTTCATGGACGGAAATGCTTTTCGCAATCCTATTGGACAAGTGGCAGGAATTCTAAAGGATAAACTTGGGGACAATATAGGCAAGATAGGTGGACTTGGTGGTGTCGATGGTCTGAATGGCGATCTAGCCAAACTAAACGGTGCAATGAGTGGAGCGAATACTGAACTTTCGGCATTTCTAGCACACACCAACAGGTTGAGTGGGGTGAGTGTGGATGGAGACAACGGAATTCTTCCTAGGCTCGACGAAATCATCGGAACCGTGTCTGCCTACAACTCAATCAAGGATCTACTCAAGAATCCTGGAGATCTTCTCGAAGACAACTTCTCAAATGCCTTCTCTTCTCTAAATCCTCAAATCGTCGGTCCATTCTTCGAGAACTTCGGCAGCAACATGAACAGCATCTCTACGGTGCTAGGCAACATTCAAAACCAACTGGATCAGGGTGGTCTTACGGATCTGGCGGAAATGGTAGGTCAGTTGCAGCAGTTGACCGACAATATCACATCGATCACTGCGAACATACAGACGCTGATCAACAACGACAACAACTACTTTGCATTGGCACTTGCTTTCGTGGAGCGGTATGTTCTCGGCAATACGATTCTATCGACTGCTTTGACCGATCCGTGCTTTGGAGCGCAACTGGTAAAGAATTTGATAACCAATTCAGATTCCAGTAAGAGCATAGACGATATTGCTGCTGAGAATGGTGTCAAAATCGAAGGTGCACCAGTCAATCTACTTGATAATGTGCCAAGCCTACAACCACCAGGTTATGTCGCTCCAACAACTACTCCTGCCCCCACCACCAGTACTCCCAAAACTACGCAACAGACTGCCGAAGATACAGCACGACAGCGAGAGCGAGCAAACATGTCTCCACGACAGCGGGAACTTGTCGATAGTCTGGCAAACAAACCAGGCTATGATGCAAACGGTATGTTGATACTGACTCCAAAAGAACAAAAAACATTGAATAGTGGTGGAATCGTTAGACAAGTAGGTGGAGGATCGCCGGGGCGTTTCGTAGACCCTTCAGACCCCGTACTTAACAATCCTGCCCTCGTCGCTCAACGCATCGCAGAGGCTGAAGCATACAACAAAGCCCAGAACGAAGCGTATCGGAGAGAGTACGAAATATATGCTGCTGAACAGCGTGCGCTAGGACGAGTGCCGGGTACAGGAGGCACTTAAGTTTTCCGCTTAACATAGGCTAAACCTCTTGGGGTAATCACCTTACCTAACTATTGGGTAAACATAGATATTTTGACAATCGGAGAGCGCATTGTATGAACACTGAGAAGATTGGCGAGTGGTTTCAACTGGGTATTATGGGTGCAACTGTTCTTGCTGGCTTCATCTACGGCTTTCGGAAGGTCTTAAAATCCGTTTCCAAAACCAGAACATTGAGAAACGAGGAGAGATTCAGCCATATCAACATGAAGATATGGGAGGTTCTCAGCGAAATCCGCCTCACTCATAGGGCATCTAGAATCTCATTGACTCAGTTTCACAACGGTGGCAAGTTTGTTGATGGATCTTCGATGCGGAAGATGAGTATCTCCCACCAATCGTGTGAGACAAAGACATCGTCTACTATGCAGTTTAGACAGGATGTACTGGTTAGCAGGTTTGTTGAGATCATAGACATGCTCCACAACAACGAACCACGGATAAGACAGGTTTCCGACTTAAACGAATCAAACACTAAGCAGTTCTATGAACTCCATGATACGGTAGCAGTGTCAATTTTGCCTGTATATTCTTCAGACAGTTTGCTGATTTACGGCTACATATCTGTTGAGTGGTGTGACTTGGGAAGTTTGGATAAGGTAAACGAACCGAAACTTACTCAGGATCTTGAAAATGCAAGGAGTCAGATAGCCTTCCTGCTCAATTCATCCAAAGATTACAGATGACCGATTTTCTCCGTAAGAACCTATTCAAAGATCTTGACCTAGACTTCACCCCACATCCCGTCACTGGAGATATCGTCCAGAAGACCGATGCTGAGGCAGTGAAGAGGTCAGTTCGCAATTTGGTTCTTATGTCGAGATACGACAAGCCGTTCAAACCGGAATTAGATTCCCGAATTCGCAGTATGCTTTTTGAGCCAGCCACCTCACTTGCGGCTATGGCTATTCGTTCACACATAGTTGATGTGTTAAATCAATATGAGCCAAGAGCCATAATAAATGATGTTCGGGTTGTCTTCGATGAGGCATACAATGCATTTAAAGTATCTATATCGTTCATGTTGGCTAACACTCGCGAGGTAACAAAGGTGTTCATAAGTATAGAAAGGCTTAGATAATGCCCAATCGCGTATTGACTCCCATCACCGAACTTGACTTTGATGGTATCAAGCAGAACCTCAAGAACTATCTTTCGACTACCTCAGAATTCTCCGACTATGACTATGAGGGAGCAGGAATCAATGTCCTCCTCGACCTTCTTGCATACAATACCCACTATACTGCAATGTATGCCAACATGATCGCTGCCGAGTCTTTCATAGATTCAGCAATCATGAGGAAGTCCATAGTCTCGCTTGCTAAGAACCTTGGATATGTTCCAAATTCAAAGAATGCAGCGACTGCTACCGTCTCCCTACAGTTCGGAACAACAAGTGGAGTTCCTACGATTCTACCCGAAGGAACTGAGTTCACCGGATCTAAGGATAATACTGAGTATACTTTTAGTACCATACAGTCGTTTGAGATCGACCGTACATCAGAACCATACATGTGCGAAAATATCGAACTGCAACAGGGCAAGTATAGAAGCGTATCCTTCATATACGATCCGGATAGCAATGCAACGAAAATAGAGATTCCTAGCGATGGCATCGACAAGGACATACTTAAAATCTATGTGATGAAGTCACCCTCGGATTTCACCAATGCCGATATCAACTGGGTCAAGAATACTGATTATCTTGCATTGGATTCGACCAGCAAGGTTTATTTCGTTAATGAGAACTATCGGGGAAGATATGAGGTTTCCTTCGGTGATGGAATCCTCGGAGCCACACCCGAAAAGGGCAACTACATCGTCGTGATGTATTTTCAGACCGAAGGTGTTGCTGCAAACGGAATAGGAAACCAAGATACCACGACATCCTCCTTCTCTTTTGGAGGAATCCAAGGAAACAATTTCAATGCGACTGTCACAACTATTAACGCATCTTCTGGTGGAGCAGAGCGAGACAGCAACCTAAAGATTAAGTATGCTGCCCCAAAGTACTATCAATCGCAGGATAGGACGGTCACT